CTATGCTGTTTTGATATCTACGATAATCCAGTCTTTACCACGATCATCATTGTATCGGTCGGTCATTTTTCTGGATTTATGGCCTAACAACTTTTGCGTATCCAGACCCTGTTCCCGATATAACCGTTCTGACAGAGATCGCTGTTCATGAAATGTGGGCGCAGTTCCTTGCTCCCATTTTATGCCACATTTTTCCCGGGCCTTTTTAAAAGCCGTTGTCAGAGTATTTGCAGAAACCTGGTCTCCTCTGTTTGCTTGAGAGGTAGTGTGACGGTAATGGACCAGATATTTACTAACAACAGCATCCCTGCACTGAGATATAACTTCACGAAGGGTAATATTCAGAGCATCGCATTTCAGGTTAAGCGGAATAGCAAGTTTTGAACCGGTTTTTTCCTGAGTAATGTGCAACATGTCGTCCCATATATCAGAGAATTTCAAATTGCAGATATCGCCTAAACGTTGTCCAGTAACAAGAGCAAGTAGCATGCCGCATTTTAAATAGGGCTGCCGTCTGCTTACGCTTTCAAATATTGCCTGCCATTCGAGCAGTGACAATCTTTGGCGGTTTACTCGATTTCGCGGTTGTTTTGTTGCCTGCGCTGGGTTAAATCCTGGCGGAACATGTCCTGCGTGTTGTGCTTCTTTGAAGACGTCGATCAACACCATTCTCACGACTTGCGCCATCCTGTTATGACCTTCAGCCTTTACAGCATCAATTATTTCGGCAATATCAAGTGCGGTAATATCCTTGAGGTGTTGCATTCCACAATGCTCACGGAAAAGACGAATGGGTTTGCCTTTTTGCCGATAGGAGTTGGGTCTTAGTTCATTATGTTGCAGCCTGTCCTCCTGGATAGAAATATATTTATCAAGCCATTCTGTCACCGTAATGTCTGAGCGCCTGCCTTTCATTCTTTCCAGACGCTCATTGACGCTTAATATTTGTCTGGTACGTTGTTCAGCAATAATGGTATTTGCTTCAGTAGCAACTTGTTTTGCTTCATTCTCATCAGTTCCTAAGCTATGAAAACGACCGGATAGTGGATGTTTGTATTGCCAATATACCTTTCCGGTTCGCTTATCTAATTTGCAATATAAATTGGGTATAGAGATTTTGTGAGATCGGGGTCTAGCAGCCATCAGCGATTATCCGTTGGAGTTTTGGGTTTGCGTTTATTGGGAGTTGCGGTTCTGCAAGCGTTCCTACAAAACGGGAATTTCGGTCAATCATCCAGTAGCGACCAACTTTTATAGCGGGTGGGGCCATCATTTTCCCTTGCGCGTATTTTTTCAGAACTCGCTCACTTGGTGCTAAGTCCCCAAATTCTTCTTTAGCCCAGTCCTGTAAAGTGATTAGTCGAGACATTTGTCCTCCTCTTAGCTGCTGAGGGAGTTTGTGACCGATATATCTGACATGATATTAAGCTCATGGCAGGTACATCTCTTGACTGGTCATAGAGATAAATTTAATGCTGAGAAATGCAGTATTGAATTTATCAATTTTTCTATTTCCTGCGTATGGCACGTAACTTCTTAATGTGTTCTGCCGTTTCGATCTCTTCTGCTATCCGATCTGCATCAGCTTTATTCACAGGTTCAAAGTCATGATTAAAGCGGAACATGCTGGCGATACATGTTCTGCCTTTTCGGATGTAGTGAACTTTGTTGTGGGTAGAACGCAGGATTTTGCAGGGAGTGCCGTGGTGGTCGACGTACCAGGTGTTAGGAAAAATGATTCTGAACATTTTTACACCTCAGTTGGACGATGTTGAAATTTGCTGCTTTGAGGCCATCACAATCCCCATTGTTTGTTCTTAAGTTCGATCTCCTCCTGGCAACTTGCACAAGTCCGACAACCCTGAACGACCAGGCGTCTTCGCTCATCTATCGGATCGCCACACTCACAACAATGAGTGGCAGATACAGTCTGGTAGTTCAGACGACGCATTTTTATTGCTGTATAGCGCTGTAATTCTTCGATTTCTGATGCTGAATCAATGATGTCTGCCATCTTCCATTAATCCCTGAATTGTTGGTTAATACGCTTGAGGGTGAATGCGAATAATAAAAAGGAGCCTGTAGCTCCCTGATGATTTTGCTTTTCATGTTCACCGTTCCTTAAAGACGCCGTTTAACATGCCGATTGCCAGACTTAAGTGAGTCGGTGTGAATCCCATCAGCGTTACCGTTTCGCGGTGCTTCTTCAGTACGCTACGGCAAATGTCATCGACGTTTTTATCCGGAAACTGCTGTCTGGCTTTTTTGATTTCAGAATTAGCCTGACGGGCAATACTGCGAAGGGCGTTTTCTTGCTGAGGTGTCATTGAACAAGTCCCATGTCGGCAAGCATAAGCACACAGAATATGAAGCCCGCTGCCAGAAAAATGCATTCAGTGGTTGTCATACCTGGTCTCTCTCATCTGCTTCTGCTTTCGCCACCATCATTTCCAGCTTTTGTGAAAGGGATGTGGCTAACGTATGAAATTCTTCGTCTGTTTCTGCTGGTATTGGCACAAACCTGACTCCAATTTGAGCAAGGCTATGTGCCATCTCAATGCTCATTCTTAACTCAACAGGAGATGCTTTGTGCATACAGCCCCTCGTTTATTATTTATCTCCTCAGCCAGCCGCTGGGCTTTCAGTGGATTTTGGATAACAGAAAGGCCGGGAAATACCCAGCCTCGCTTTGTAACGGAGTAGACGAAAGTGATCGCACCTACCCGGATATTATCGTGAGGATGCTTCATCGCCATTGCTCCCCAAATACAAAACCAATTTCAGCCAGTGCCTCGTCCATTTTTTCGATGAACTCCGGCACCATCTCGTCAAAACTCGCCATGTAATTTTCATCCCGCTCAACCACGACATAATGCAGGCCTTCACGCTTCATTCGTGGGTCATAGTTGGCAAAGTACCAGGCATCTTTTCGCGTCACCCACATGCTGTACTGCACCTGGGCCATGTAAGCCGACTTTATGGCCTCGAAACCACCGAGCCGGAATTTCATGAAATCCCGGGAGGTAAACGGGCATTTCAGTTCAAGGCCGTTGCCGTCACTGCATAAACCATCGGGAGAGCAGGCGGTGCGCATACTTTCGTCGCGATAGATGATCGGGGATTCAGTAACATTCACGCCGGAAGTGAACTCAAAGAGGGCTCTGGCGTCGTTCTCGTACTGTTTTCCCCAGGCCAGCGCCTTAGCGTTAACTTCCGGAGCCACACCGGTGCAAACCTCGGCAAGCAGGGTGTGGAAGTAGGACATTTTCATGTCAGGCCATTTCTTTCCGGAGCGGGGTTTTGCTATCACATTGTGAACTTCTGAAGCGGTGATGACGCCGAGCCGTAATTTGTGCCACGCATCATCCCCCTGTTCGACAGCTCTCACGTCGATCCCGGTACGCTGCAGGATAATGTCCGGTGTCATGCAGCCACCTTCTGTTCAGAGGCTTTCTGTTTCAGGAATCCAAGAGCTTTCACTGCTTCGGCCTGTGTCAGTTCTGACGATGCGCGAATGTCGCGGCGAAATATCTGGGAACAGAGCGGCAATAAGTCGTCATCCCATGTTTTGTCCAGGGCAATCAGCAGAGTGTTAATCTCCTGCATGGTTTCATCGTTAACCGGAGTGATGTCGCGTTCCGGCTGACGTTCTGCAGTGTATGCGGTATTTTCGACAATGCGCTCGGCTTCATCCTTGTCATAGATACCCGCAAATCCGAAGGCCAGACGGGCACACTGAATCATGGCTTTATGACGTAACATCCGTTTGGGATGCGACTGCCACGGTCCGGTGATTTCTCTGCCTTCGCGGGTTTTGAATGGTTCGCGGCGACATTCATCCATCCACTCGGTAACGCAGATAGGATGATTGCGGTCCTTGCGGTAAATCCGGCATGTGCAGGATTCATTGTCCTGCTCAAAGTCCATACCATCAAACTGCTGGTTTTCATTGATGATGCGGGACCAGCCATCAACGCCCACCACCGGAACGATGCCGTTCTGCTTATCAGGGAAGGCGTAAATTTCTTTCGTCCACGGATTAAGGCCGTACTGGTTGGCGACGATCAACAATGCGATGAACTGCGCATCGCTGGCATCACCTTTAAATGCCGTCTGGCGAAGAGTGGTGATCAGTTCCTGTGGGTCGACAGAATCCATGCCGACACGTTCAGCCAGCTTCCCAGCCAGCGTTGCGAGTGCAGTACTCATTCGTTTTATACCTCTGAATCAATATCAACCTGATGGTGAGCAATGGTTTCAACCATGTACCGGATGTGTTCCGCCATGCGCTCCTGAAACTCAACATCGTCATCAAATGCACGGGTAATGGCTTTTTTGCTGGCCCCGTGGCGTTGCAAATGATCGATGCATAGCGATTCAAACAGGTGCTGGGGCAGGCCTTTTTCCATGTCGTCTGCCAGTTCTGCCTCTTTCTCTTCATGGGCGATCTGCTGGTAGTGACGCGCCCAGCTCTGAGCCTCAAGACGATCCTGAATGTAATAAGCGTTCATGGCTGAACTCCTGAAAATGGCTGTGAAAATATCGCCCGCGAAATGCCAGGCTGATTAGGTAAACAGGAAAGGGGATTAGTGATTCAGACCGTTGCCGCGCCCGTCGAGAAAAACTTCCACGAGCAAGTCACGGGTATAAGTGCGCTCGATGCCGCGATGCAGATAAAGCCGTCCGCGTAAATTAGCTGATGCAGTCCAGGTACCATCTTTGTGTTTGACCAGCATTCCTGGCATGACCGCGCCGCGATTAACGGTCTGCGTTCCGTAATGTTGATGAACCATAAAAACTCCTGCCCGTAAGCTGGGCTGCTGAACATATAGAGACTTCTGCGCGTATTCAGGCGGTGGATGGCCGCCGGTTGTCATAACTAAGCCGCCTCGTTGAAGCGACTAAGGTATGAAATGTTGAGTTGATTTCAGCTGGTCACACCGACGTTCACGCGTCCGTTTCACCCCTCGCACTCCCCGAAGCCTGCTGAAATTCAAACTGCGGATCTAAGCGGTCATCGCAACGGTGAATCAGGTGGTTGCCGTATCGTTGTGTTGTTGCGATGAACTTATTTAAAACTATAGTTGTTTTACCGTCAACAACAAAAGTTGTTTTATTGGTTGTTTTAGATATAACTGGTTGTATTTAGGATGGATTTATTTTGTGACTTGCATCGCATAGCGATAACTGAAGTGAGGTCGTGGTGGTTTTTTGAACGGTGTGTGATGAGGGGAGGGCAAAAGAAAACCCGGCACGGTGGCCGGGTTTAGATGATTGGTTAAGAGCGAGGGTAATGGGGAATGAAAAATCGCTTTACCTAATGCAAGGGTGCGAGCATTTTCTTAAGCACTAAAGAAAAAGTACATTGATAGCTTATAAAGTCCTGTTCCTGCAGCGATGATTGCTGGAACACCAAGCAATACCGCAAGCTTTGCGTCTGAAATCTTTCTATCGACAGCATCACTTGATGGCTTGTTTGTTAAGGATTCTTTTATAGAGTCCAGACGTGCAAGAATAGTTATCATATTTTTGTCGATAGCTTTAACGTCTGTTTTAAGTTCATCAACGTCTCGTTTGATATGAGCAACATCGGACTCCAGTTTTGCAACTTTTTCAGGCATGTTATCACTCCCAGACCCACTGCTACCACTTGATTGTAGCATGTCCCATCTTTTTCCAGATATACCTGCTAGCTGGGAAGACGCACTGGAGTGCAAACAAAATGATTTTGCCGCCTTTGCAATTTTATCATTTAGGTTTGGAGCTTCGTAATAATCGTGTTTCATAATTAATTACGATTAGTTTGTTTTAGCTTTGTCATGCTGGTCGCGAATGAAGTCAGCCAATTTAAGCATCAATTCTTCGGGCATTCTAATGGTTGCAATGTTGTACTTTATGTTCTCAACATCGTCACTTTCATCAACAGGCCATTCAGTTACATTATGAAAAAAAGAAATTGAACCTAGGCGCTGAGAGCCGTCACCAAACGAAGAGTAGCCAAACGCGTCGGCGTATGCATCGACACAGTTATTTGATTTTTTAACAAGTGTTTTATTACTCATTTTTTGCCTTTCCCGTAATGTTATTTTTTATAAGGTATTTTCTTCAGCGTATTACCCAAAAGCCTCATCAACACGCGGCTGATTATCCGTGTTTTCTGTACGTCTGCGGCATGCTCCCAATAACCTTACCGAAGATGAACACCCGGTTCATCTCGTCTTTCTCGATCGGGTCCCACGGTGAGTAGCTTTTGTTATCAGAGATGACCAGCAGCTTATCCTTCATCATTTGCAGGCGCTTTACATGGGCTGTGTCGTCGTACAGAAACGCATAGATACCATCACCGTCGAAAGATTTAACTGTGATATCAACGAACAGCAGATCACCTGGTTCGATCGTTCCTGACATGCTGTCACCACGCACGTTAATGATGCGGATATTTTCCGCCTTCCTACCATCGAACATATGACGAGCATCGTCAAACGAGTACTCAACCGAGCGTAGAACTTCTACAAACTCACGGTTGATGACTCCCGGCCCAGCACTGACTTCTATATCAAGAACGTCAATCTTGAAGTATTTGGAATGGCTGACAGTTGATTGTATTGGTTGCACTGTACTGTCTGACATATTTCCAACGCCAGAAGATAACCATTCTGCGCGCACACCCAAAGCGTTCGCGATCTCCACGATTTTAGTTGTTTGATTAGCTTTCCCTGTTTCGATTTTCTGAATAGCAGCTTGGCTAACCCCGACCAAATCCCCAAGCGCCTTTTGTGTAAGGCCTCGCGCTAATCTGGCTTCTTTAAGTCTTTCTGAGAGTGTTGTTTTCATAGTCCAAATGTACAACCAAGGTTTTATTTCATCAAACGAAAATGGTTGTTGACTAAAAACAACCATAGTTTTAATCTTGATTCAAATTAACCACGGAGGTTGTTATGAACCCAGCTATCAAAACAGCGATCAATATCGTTGGTTCACAAAAGAAACTGGGCGCTGCTTGCGAAGTTTCACAGCAGGCCGTCTATAAGTGGCTTCACAACAAAGCAAAGGTATCCCCTGAACATGTCGGCAGCATTGTTACGGCTACTGGTGGAGTAGTGAAGGCATACCAGATTCGCCCGGATCTTCCGAAGTTGTTTCCACACACCGAAAAGAACGCAGCTTAAATTTCCATTTCACGCTCTTTAACAATAAGCAATCAACTTAACAGTCAATTCAAACTAAAGGAGTCAATTATGCAACCACTTACATACCAACAGACTAGCGGATTTAGCCCGACTGCGGTGATAAATCGTTCTCAAACAAAACAGGTGCCAGGCCACGAAAAAATCCGTGATGCCGTCCGCGCTTGGTCGGCTGAAGATAATCAGGATGTCGTTGCCACACTCATTGTGAATGAGTATCGGGAGCAGGGCGGCGGCACCATCGATTTCCCTGATGATGTCAGCCGTGCACGCCAGAAGCTGTTCCGCTTCCTCGATAACAAATTCGATTCTGAAAAATACCGAAATAACGTGCGTGAACTGACCCCGGCAATTCTGGCGGTACTACCGCTGGAATATCGCGGCCACCTGGTTGAGCAGGATAGCTTCATGGCTCGGCTGGCTGAAATGGAAAAGGAACTCAGTGAGGCAAAGCAGGCGGTCATTCTCAACGCACCACGCCACCAGAAACTGAAGGAGATGAGTGAAGGCATTGTGTCGATGTTTCGAGTGGACCCGGATCTGGCTGGTCCATTGATGGCGATGGTCACCACCATGCTGGGGGCAATATGGCAGGTTCAAAAATGGCGAAAGTCGGTCTGCGGGAACAGAACCGACTTTCAGGTGCAAATCGTAACACACTCATTGCGGGAGGAATTATGGCAAACACTGCTGAGATATTCAATTTTCCAGTGCCGGATGCGGCACAAAAGGAGCCGCGCGTGGCAGATCTCGATGATTATACGCGCATTGCAAATGAGTTGCTGGAAGCTGTAATGCTGGCCGGATTAACACAGCACCAGCTTCTGGTCTTCCTGGCTGTCATGCGCAAAACATATGGCTTTAATAAAAAACTGGATTGGGTGAGCAACGAGCAACTTTCCGAGTTGACCGGGATATTGCCGCACAAGTGTTCTGCTGCAAAAAGTGTTCTGGTAAAGCGTGGGATTTTTATTCAGAGCGGGCGGAATATCGGCATTAATAATGTGGTCAGTGAATGGTCAACATTACCCGAATCAGGTAAGAAAAATAAAGTTTACCTGAAAGAGGTAAATTTACCTGAATCAGGTAAGAAAAGTTTACCCAAATCAGGTAAAGGCACTTACCCGAATCAGGTAAACACAAAAGACAAACTAACAAAAGACAATATAAAACCTTATTCGTCCGAGAATTCTGGCGAATCCTCTGACCTGCCAGAAAACGACCTTCCTGTGGTGAAAGCGGATGCTGCGATTCAGAGCGGCAGCAAGTGGGGGACAGCAGAAGACCTGACCGCCGCAGAGTGGATGTTTGACATGGTGAAGACCATCGCGCCATCAGCCAGAAAACCGAATTTTGCAGGGTGGGCTAACGATATCCGCCTGATGCGTGAACGTGACGGACGTAACCACCGCGACATGTGCGTGCTGTTCCGCTGGGCATGCCAGGACAACTTCTGGTCCGGTAACGTGCTAAGTCCGGCCAAACTCCGCGACAAGTGGACCCAACTCGAAATCAACCGTAACAAGCAACAGGCAGGCGTGACAGCTAGCAAACCAAAACTCGACCTGACAAACACAGACTGGATTTACGGGGTGGATCTATGAAAAACATCGCCGCACAGATGATTAACTTTGACCGTGAGCAGATGCGTCGGATCGCCAACAACATGCCGGAACAGTACGACGAAAAGCCTCAGGTACAGCAGGTAGCGCAGATCATCAATGGTGTGTTCAGCCAGTTACTGGCAACTTTCCCGGCGAGCCTGGCTAACCGTGACCAGAATGAACTGAACGAAATCCGCCGCCAGTGGGTTCTGGCTTTCCGGGAAAACGGGATCACCACAATGGAACAGGTTAACGCTGGAATGCGCGTAGCCCGTCGGCAGAATCGACCATTTCTGCCATCACCCGGGCAGTTTGTTGCATGGTGCCGGGAAGAAGCATCCGTTATCGCCGGACTGCCAAACGTCAGCGAGCTGGTTGATATGGTTTACGAGTATTGCCGGAAGCGAGGCCTGTATCCGGATGCGGAGTCTTATCCGTGGAAATCAAACGCGCACTACTGGCTGGTTACCAACCTGTATCAGAACATGCGGGCCAATGCGCTTACTGATGCGGAATTACGCCGTAAGGCCGCAGATGAGCTTGTCCATATGACTGCGAGAATTAACCGTGGTGAGGCGATCCCTGAACCAGTAAAACAACTTCCTGTTATGGGCGGTAGACCTCTAAATCGTGCACAGGCTCTGGCGAAGATCGCAGAAATTAAAGCTAAGTTCGGACTGAAAGGAGCAAGTGTATGACGGGCAAAGAGGCAATTATTCATTACCTGGGGACGCATAAGAGCTTCTGTGCACAGGACGTTGCCGCGGTAACAGGCGCAACCGTAACCAGCATAAATCAGGCTGCGGCTAAAATGGCGCGGGCAGGAATCCTGGTCGTTGATGGTAAGGTCTGGCGAACGGTGTATTACCGGTTCGCTACCAGAGAAGAACGGGAAGGAAAGGTGAGCACGAATCTGATTTTTAAGGAGTGTCGCCAGAGTGCCGCGATGAAACGCGTATTGAGGGTATATAAAAGAACATCAATGGGTACACAATGATGAAACAGGTGAGTTGATTTCAAACTGTAGTACAATTCTCTCCAGTTTGAACAGGAAAGAATATGCTATGAACCCTTATATTTATCTTGGTGGTGCAATACTTGCAGAGGTCATTGGTACAACCTTAATGAAGTTTTCAGAAGGTTTTACACGGTTATGGCCATCTGTTGGTACAATTATTTGTTATTGTGCATCATTCTGGTTATTAGCTCAGACGCTGGCTTATATTCCTACAGGGATTGCTTATGCTATCTGGTCAGGAGTCGGTATTGTCCTGATTAGCTTACTGTCATGGGGATTTTTCGGCCAACGGCTGGACCTGCCAGCCATTATAGGCATGATGTTGATTTGTGCCGGTGTGTTGGTTATTAATTTATTGTCACGAAGCACACCACATTAAAATAATTTGTTTCTAAACGACTAAAATATGGAGGCTCTTATATTTATATGAGCCTCGTTTTATGCTTTTTGTTAATGTCTTTATTTTTTATGTATTCTTTTGTGCTTTCAAGATTATGGCGTAAGAAAATTGCAATACGATTATTGTTGTATATTCAAGATAATGTGACCTTAATTGTCTTTTTAAATAAAAATTAAACAAAAATTATATCCCACCACTAAGGTTTATAAAAGCATACGTTAGCAGGTGTCACCATGAAAAAAGCCATAGCATATATGCGATTTTCATCACCAGGTCAGATGTCTGGCGACTCATTAAACCGACAGAGAAGACTTATTGCTGAATGGTTAAAGGTAAATAGTGATTATTATCTTGATACCATAACATATGAAGATTTAGGATTAAGTGCATTCAAAGGAAAGCATGCACAATCAGGAGCTTTTTCGGAATTTTTAGATGCTATAGAGCATGGTTATATATTGCCAGGAACTACATTGTTAGTTGAAAGTCTGGACAGACTTTCAAGAGAAAAAGTCGGTGAAGCGATTGAGCGTCTGAAATTGATTTTGAATCACGGTATTGATGTTATAACTCTTTGCGATAATACAGTCTATAATATTGACTCTTTGAATGATCCATATTCATTAATAAAAGCCATACTTATAGCACAAAGGGCAAATGAAGAAAGCGAGATAAAGTCAAGTCGGGTTAAATTATCATGGAAGAAAAAACGGCAGGATGCACTGGAGTCAGGCACGATTATGACGGCGTCTTGTCCGAGATGGCTCTCCTTAGATGACAAAAGAACGGCTTTTGTTCCAGACCCCGACAGGGTGAAAACTATTGAGCTAATTTTTAAACTCAGGATGGAAAGGCGCTCATTGAATGCAATAGCCAAGTATTTAAATGATCATGCTGTAAAGAATTTCTCAGGAAAAGAAAGTGCATGGGGACCTTCTGTAATTGAAAAATTATTAGCGAATAAAGCTCTGATAGGTATATGCGTACCTTCATATCGTGCAAGAGGTAAAGGAATAAGTGAAATCGCTGGCTATTATCCCAGAGTCATATCAGATGATTTGTTTTACGCTGTGCAGGAAATTCGGTTGGCACCTTTTGGTATTAGCAATAGTAGCAAAAATCCTATGTTGATAAATCTACTTCGAACAGTTATGAAGTGCGAGGCTTGTGGTAATACCATGATTGTTCATGCGGTATCTGGAAGTTTGCATGGCTATTATGTTTGTCCGATGAGAAGACTGCATCGATGTGACAGGCCATCAATAAAGAGAGATTTGGTTGATTATAATATCATTAATGAGTTGCTTTTTAATTGTAGTAAAATCCAACCAGTTGAAAACAAGAAAGATGCTAATGAAACTTTAGAGTTGAAAATTATTGAGCTCCAGATGAAAATTAATAATTTAATTGCTGCATTATCTGTTGCGCCTGAAGTTACCGCTATAGCAGAAAAAATCAGAGTATTAGATAAGGAATTACGAAGGGCTTCTGTATCATTAAAAACTTTGAAGAGTAAAGCGGTGAGCTCACTTGGTGATTTTCATGCTATTGACTTAACCAGTAAAAATGGGCGAGAGCTATGTCGTACACTTGCCTATAAAACATTCGAAAAAATCATAATCAATACAGATAATAAAACCTGTGATATCTATTTTATGAATGGCATTGTTTTTAAACACTACCCTTTAATGAAAACAATATCCGCCCAGCAGGCGATAAGTACTCTCAAATATATGGTTGATGGTGAGGTTTATTTTTGAGTAATAATCACTTTTTTCAACCGTGCTATAGTAAGAAAGTTAGGTAAGTACAATAAAATTATCTATCCTGAACGAAGCGTCCTGAGCTATGGTTTTACTATAGGGACTGCCAATGGATGCTGGCGTTCTCGTTCTAGCAGTTCAACAATCCCCAATCACAAAACAATTCACTGATAACGAACTTTGCACACTCGCCTGGTTATGGCGAGCAGGGAATGTGATGTTAATTGCCTACCAGAACGTTACTCATCTTCTTCAGGATGCGGAGCATGGTGAAGCTGGTCGCTTCACTTCCATCGAGCAAGAATATCCCCAGATACTCACCAGAGCGCGAGCAATCCTCGCCAGAGAAACGGCACATGTAAAATTCCAGCCGTGGCAGGATGATAAGTGGAGTCGAGTATTGCCACATTTGCGTCAGAATGTTATTAAACAACGTTAGCTACTGTGTCTCTCCAATTTAGCTAACATATGGATTCATAAGAAAAAGGAGCTTTTGCCATGATGTCCTTCACCAAATGTAAATTAATGCACAGCCATAAAACTAGCGTAAATGCAGCGCTCTTGGACGATACGAAATTAGTTGTAGAGAGGGATCTCCATTTTCTTCGTGAGTTATACATATCAAGCCCAGAAGAATTTGTCGGACATTGGGTTTATGCAAATGAGCCAATATTTCATGAACATCCACTGTCTGTTGGCCTTTCTGGTATTGTCTATCACAAGGTTATTGATGAAATTGAAAAATCATAATCAATAAGCAATAATACCGTCACCGTTGGCCTGAACACCCTGCGGTGACTTCTGCGCATATGATTGGGAAATTATATGCGACCACAAGTTAAACTCCTCGCCTTGCCACAGATGCAGAAATGCACCTGCGTTTTTTTGCATCCAACGTTTGACCTCTGCGGAGGTGAAGCGTGAACCTCCCACAAGACGGCATCAAATTACATCGCGGCAACTTCACCGCTATCGGCCAGCAGATCCAGCCTTATCTGGAGGACGGAAAATGCTTTCGCATGGTGCTTAAACCGTGGCGTGAGAAACGCAGTCTTTCCCAGAATGCACTCAGCCACATGTGGTACAGCGAAATCAGTGAATACCTCATCAGCAAGGGTAAAACGTTCGCCACTCCAGCTTGGGTAAAAGATGCTCTCAAACACACATATCTCGGTTATGAAACCAAAGACCTGGTTGATGTCGTAACCGGTGATATCACCACTATCCAGTCGTTACGCCATACCTCCGATCTTGATACCGGAGAGATGTATGTCTTCCTGTGTAAGGTTGAAGCCTGGGCGATGAATATTGGCTGCCACCTGACTATTCCGCAGAGCTGCGAGTTCCAGCTGCTGCGCGACAAGCAGGAGGCGTAATGGCTACACCGCTTATTCGTGTCATGAACGGACACATCTACAAAGTACCAAATCGTCGTAAGCGTAAACCTGAGCTGAAGCCATCCGAAATACCAACACTGCTCGGATATACCGCCAGCCTGGTTGATAAAAAATGGTTGCGACTGGCAGCAAGGAGGAATCATGGCTGATTTGAGAAAAGCAGCGCGTAGTCGGGAATGCCAGGTAAGAATCCCTGGCGTATGTAATGGCAACCCTGAAACGTCTGTACTGGCACATATCCGGCTGACTGGATTGTGCGGCACCGGTACCAAACCGCCAGACTTGATTGCCACCATTGCATGTTCTGCCTGCCACGACGAAATCGACCGCCGCACACATTTTGTCGATGCTGCATATGCAAAAGAATGCGCGCTGGAAGGTATGGCGAGAACACAGGTTATCTGGCTGAAAGAGGGGGTTATTAAGGCGTGAATACCTACAGCATCACATTACCTTGGCCTCCGAGCAATAATCGCTACTACCGGCATAATCGCGGGCGCACGCACATCAGCGCAGAAGGGCAGGCATACCGTGATAACGTCGCCCGAATCATTAAAGGCTCAATGCTGGATATCGGCCTGGCTATTCCTGTGAAAATCCGCATAGAGTGCCACATGCCGGATCGCCGTCGCCGTGACCTGGATAATCTGCAAAAAGCCGCTTTTGACGCACTCACTAAAGCAGGTTTCTGGCTGGATGATGAGCTGGTCGTTGATTACCGCGTTGTGAAGATGCCTGTTACCAAAGGTGGGAAGCTGGAACTGACCATCACTGAACTGGGAGATGAATGATGTTTGAGTCTTGTATGGCAGAACGTCTTCGCCGCCGCTGGGTGCGCCTGCGCTTATATCGTTTCCCCGGTTCTGTTTTGACCGATTACCGAATACTGAAGAATTACGCCAAAACCCTGACAGGAGCAGGAGTATGAAGTCAGAGATAACAATCAACTAATACTGTTTTGTTGATTTTTGCTTGTAATTGGCGTTCTGGTCTGATTTTTGTGGAGTAAGTTGATGCGTGATATGTATGAAGTTTTGGATCGCTGGGGGGCATGGGCTGCAGCAGATAACAGTGGTGTGGACTGGCAGCCGATAGCAGCAGGCTTCAAGGGGCTTTTACCTCATGGCAAAAAGTCCCGGATGCAGTGTGATGATGATGAAGGTCTTATGATTGATGGATGTGTGGCGAGGTTGCGTAAATATAAGCCAGAAGAATATGAGCTACTAATTGCCCACTTTGTTATTGGGATCTCATTACGCACCATTGCTAAGAAAAGAAAATGCTCTGATGGCACAATTAGGAAGGAGTTGCAAACTGCAGTAGGATTTATAAACGGTGTAATGTCAGTATTTAAATAAGCGCCAATTAAGGCGCTTTAAATGGAACGGGAACCTGTAAAGCGTTAGCAGCTATCTCAACTATTTTCTCGTTTGGAATATTTGCTAATATAAAGCGTTCCCTTTCTTGTAAAATTTTGTTTATAACGTAATACACGCTTAACATGCTGAACAACATTGATTCTTCCTTTGCTTTGCAAGAATAGTTATCCACTTTCCAGTTTTCAGACACATAGTCATATTTTGATTTAATTTGCTTTGATAGTAATAGAACATTTTTTAATGCTATTCGAGTGTCTCGATTGTAGTAAGAGTAAATATTATCTATGTTCTTCTCTAGAATAATTGGTTCAAACGTTTTCCCTAAAGAAATATACTGAAAATCTTTGGGTTTAAATGTGCGTTCTTTTATGCTTTTGCTAGTGGTTTTGATAGATTTCTCTAGTATTGATAATTCATCCTCTAACTCAGTGAATATGCTTTTTTTTAATGTTTTTATCTTTTCTTTTTCCTTTCTAGACTCAACATATGGCGCTAGTATAATACCCAAAAGAAAAGTGGTAAAAGGAATTAAGCTTTTGATAATGTCCATGGTTTCCTTATTTTTTCATATGATTAACGCTAGGAAAATATGATAATAAAAAACTAACGCGTACGCAAAAATTATTGTATCGTGTTAAGAGTGGTTACTTTGTCACGTGGCTTAAGCCCGCCGTCGAGCGGGTTTCGTCGTTTGAGGGGGGGGGATGAATCAGACTGGTCAACCCAGCTATGCGCTTTTCGCCGGGAATGATAGTAGCAATCTCAAAACGTTTGTTCTTGAGGTTGATTGCTACCGTACTGAAGACGCGCTATTAGCAATGGAGAAAGCCATAAGCGAATTAAAAATCTGTCAGCGTCAGTTCGGCTATGGAAATGATTCTGGTGTCAGAGCTATTATTCGATAATTCTTTCACCAATAATAACTGGCAATGGAATGAGCACTTCCCAGAATGGTTGATACCCTTCGTAAATCTGTGTTGTTTCACCCTTCCAGTAAAGATCCAGCCTCTGAGATACTTCTACTGGGGAGCAGTTCAGATTTAACAAATTCATATCACCTCTATGATAGTTCGACGATGAGCTGACTTGAAATATTGGGGTGTCAAGTGGGGATTTTGAAAAGCCTCTGAACCAGGCGGTTTCTTTTACAGACTCACATGCAAAAATTGATTGGAAGCGCGATGGTTTTTCAGGGAAGTGTGATTTCCTTCGTTCTTCCAGTAGTATTTCTATTATTGCTCCAAATCGTTCGTCTGAGCTGACGAGGTTTATGTGGTAGTTGAAAAAAAGATTATTTGCATGCCGGGATACACCGTCGGAAAACAATGAGCTCGTATGAGCCTGAAGTGGAACGATTGGGCAGTACGGTTCTGCTAATTCAATTTTCATGCCTGACTTCAGTGTGCGCTGCCTGTCAAGTGTATAAAAAAGATTGTTCGCCATATTAATGCGTTCCTTCTGATATTGGTTATTTCTGTTGATTTAACGATATCAGAATAGATAAGTATAGTGAATACAATGCCGTAAAAGCGGCAGCACGGCTTCCGTATCTGATAGCTTGGCTGGATGAAATGGCGTCGCAGCGCTCATAGTGGCAACGATTAGCGGACCTCGGCATTTGCCTGTTTTTATATTTAAGGCCGCTGACATCTGGAATTGTCGGGGATTTTTTATTCTCTCAATTTGCACCCGCATCTGCGAGGTGGAGTTATGAAATCCATGGATAAGTTAACAACGGGTGTCGCCTATGGCACCTCAGCAGGTAGTGCCGGTTACTGGTTTTTACAGCTGCTCGATAAAGTCACGCCCTCACAGTGGGCAGCAATAGGTGTGCTGGGTAGCCTGGTATTTGGCCTGCTGACGTACCTGACAAACCTTTATTTCAAGATTAAAGAAGATAAGCGCAAGGCTGCGAGAGGTGAATAATGCCTCCATCATTACGAAAAGCCGTTGCTGCTGCTATTGGTGGCGGAGCAATTGCTATAGCATCAGTGTTAATTACTGGCCCAAGTGGTAACGATGGTCTGGAAGGTGTCAGCTACATACCATACAAAGATATTGTTGGTGTATGGACTGTATGTCACGGGCATACAGGAAAAGACATTATGCTCGGTAAAACGTATACCAAAGCAGAATGCAAAGCACTCTTGAATAAAGACCTTGCCACTGTCGCCAGACAAATTAACCCGTACATCAAAGTCGATATACCGGAAACAACGCGCGGCGCTCTTTACTCATTCGTTTACAACGTGGGTGCTGGCAATTTCAGAACATCGACGCTTCTTCGCAAAATAAACCAGGGTGATATCAAAGGCGCATGTGATCAGCTACGTCGCTGGACATATGCTGGCGGTAAGCAATGGAAAGGTCTCATGACTCGTCGTGAGATTGAGCGTGAAATCTGTTTGTGGGGTCAGCAATGAACAGAGTAACCGCGATTATCTCCGCTCTGGTTATCTGCATCATCGTCTGCCTGTCATGGGCTGTTAATCATTACCGTGATAACGCCATTACCTACAAAGCCCAGCGCGACAAAAATGCCAGAGAACTGAAGCTGGCGAACGCGGCAATTACTGACATGCAGATGCGTCAGCGTGATGTTGCTGCGCTCGATGCAAAATACACGAAGGAGTTAGCTGATGCGAAAGCTGAAAATGATGCTCTGCGTGATGATGTTGCCGCTGGTCGTCGTCGGTTGCACATCAAAGCAGTCTGTCAGTCAGTGCGTGAAGCCACCACCGCCTCCGGCGTGGATAATGCAGCCTCCCCCCGACTGGCAGACACCGCTGAACGGGATTATTTCACCCTCAGAGAGAGGCTGATCACGATGCAAAAACAACTGGAAGGAACCCAGAAGTATATTAATGAGCAGTGCAGATAGAGCTGCCCATATCGATGGGCAACTCATGCAATTATTGTGAGCAATACACACGCGCTTCCAGCGGAGTATAAATGCCTAAAGTAATAAAACCGAGCAATCCATTTACGAATGTTTGCTGGGTTTCTGTTTTAACAACATTTTCTGCGCCGCCACAAATTTTGGCTGCATCAACAGTTTTCTCCTGTCCAATTCCCGAAACGAAGAAATGATGGGTGATGGTTTCCTTTGGTGTTACTGCTGTCGGTTTGTTTCCAACAGTAAACGTCTGTTGAGCACATCCTGTAATAAGCATTGCCAGAGCGGCAGAAAACAACATTTTTTTCATCTTATTATCCTGCATTGTTAAAAACGGCAGAATCCTATGTGACAACAATTAAACGATAGTTAAATGGATTGATGAAAATTAAAACTATATAGGTGGATGCTCAGCCTATTGGAGGAGGGGGCACTCAGAATCCTGTGGAATGAAATAAACCGCTCTTTCTGTCCATTACCCTTTTAGCTGCGCTGTATCGTCGCCGTATTCCCGCATTAACCATGACCGTAGCCCGACGGGGAATTCCTTCTGCGTGAGTGTGCGGGAATAATCAAAAACGATGCACACCGGGTTTTTACCGCGTTTATGGTTCGCGGGGGTGTCCCTCATGCTCGCCAGTCCTGTGCGGGGGTGGAAGAAACAGGACGTGTATTCAGGTCTGTGTGACTGTGGTCGCAAGACTTTTGTCGTTCAGCTATTAAATCCCATTACGAAGTAGACCAGAACGGCCAACGGGTCCTTTCCGGCGATCCGACAGGTTACGGGGCGGCGACCTCGCGGGTTTTCGCTATTTATGAAAATTTTCCGGTTTAAGGCGTTTCCGTTCTTCTTCGTCGTAACTTAATGTTTTTATTTAAAATACCCCCTGAAAAGAAAGGAAACGACAGGTGCTGAAAACGAACTTTTGGGCCTTTGTCGTTTCCTTTCTCTGTTTTTGGCCGTGGAATGAACAATGGAAGTCAACAAAAAGCAGCTGGCTGACATTTTCGGTGCGAGTATCCGTACCATTCAGAACTGGCAGGAACAGGGAATGCCCGTTCTGCGAGGCGGTGGCAAGGGTAATGAGGTGCTTTATGACTCTGCCGCCGTTATAAAATGGTATGCCGAAAGGGATGCTGAAATTGAGAACGAAAAGCTGCGCCGGGAGGTTGAAGAACTGCGCCAGGCCAGCGAGGCAGATCTCCAGCCAGGGACTATTGAGTACGAACGCCATCGACTTACGCGTGCGCAGGCCGACGCACAGGAGCTGAAGAATGCCAGAGACTCAGCT